CTCAAACTTTGACGGTCATCAAAGTATTCAAGCTTTGAAGATTGATACATATTTTTGGAATTCTTATAGTAAAAGACTAGTAGAATGGTGGTCCAATGATAGTAGAATTTCTCATCCAGAAATTCTAGTTCAAGGGATCACCTATATAGCAACAAGATGTTGGACTCCATTTTTTCTGCAATGGAACCAAATGATAGGAAGTGAAGGAATTAGATCTCTCAGTGAATCATTACCAACTTTATTTTCTCAAATCTCAGCAGACAAACAGGTCAAGAAGTATTTTCCAATGAAAGGATCAAATTGGACTTGTTTATACCTATTCGGAACAACATTTTCAGGACATCCTACTCGAACCACGCTTGGTAACACATTAAGATCATTATGTTATCATCACTACTTTGCATCAGATATTCAAACTAAATTTATAGTTGCAAGTGGAGATGACGTCTGTGTATGGACAACCAAAGTGGATGTAGAGAGATATGTCAAGAAGATGTTAGATAAAACTGCCAGAAATATTAAAGAAGCAGAGATAGGAATAGGACAATGCATCAAAGAATATAAAATCGGAGAATGGTGGGACATGGATTTTTGTTCAAAACAATGTAGTATGCATTTTGGAGAATGGGGCATTTATAGAGATGCTAGAAAAATTTGGAGAGAAAAGATGTTTTATGTCGGAGGATTACAAATATTTCACCAAAAACCAGAACTCCATTTAGTGGCAATGATGCAAAGTGCAGAAGCAGAATTAAATTGTCCACTAGCCAAGAACTTCTACTTAGAACGAATAGAGAGATTAGCAAGTAGAAGGAAAATTTCAGAAGATCGCAAAAAGGAGATAGAATCAGTCGTTAGATTCAATAGAAATCAGTTAAATGATTTGTATGATGTCTATAGGATTGATTCAAGGAAATACAAATGGGAAGAAGCTAAAATGTCCAAAGAGATAGACCCTACAATGAGTGTAGGTTTCATTTTAGCTTCAGGTTGGTCAATAACTTCAATGTTACTATACGGTAACGGATCAGAAGTAGTACCAATTTCCTAAGTGCTGTCAAGATATTATTTCCACTCCATCAACTAGTAAGTTGAAGAAAGGCTGTAGCCTCGGTTAAGTTTTCATACATATTTGATAGGATAGTCATCCAATTGGGTTTTCATATTGCTGTTAGTAAACAACTATTTTCCCAATCATTGCTTAACAACAACGCGATCTTCTTTTAAAGTAGAACTCCTAAGAGAA